ATATTAGAGAACAGAGTAAACGGACAAAGAACAGCACCCGGTGACAGAGAGCAATTCTTCCCAGGTGATAACACTTTTGCCAGAGTGCCCATTATCAATAACACACAATTTGACTTTGGTAAAGAGTACTCCGGTGGCGGTGGCTACGGCGGCGGAGGCGGACGAGGCGGAGGCCGCAACCCATTTGATAATATCAATATTAACATGAGATAAAGATATAAAGGTTTGAAGATATGAAGATAAGAAAAGCAACAATACAAGACTTTGATAGAATAATGGAAATGATGATAGACTTCGCAAACAGTAGCCCATATGAAGCACATCACAATCCACAGTATAACGACACTTGGGTAAGAAGGTTATTATGCAAATTTATGGCAGGTGGATGTATACTACTTGCAGAACATGAAGAAAAAACAATAGGTATGCTTATAGGTGATATATCACCAGACCCATGGTTACCAGAGATCAAAACATTGCGTGAAGTAGCATGGTGGGTAGATAAAGAACATAGAATGACTAGTGCAGGATATAAATTATTATTAAGATATATCAAGTTCGGAAAAGCATTACAAGAAGCAGGTGAAATACAAGGCTTCACATTGACAAACATGGAACAGTCACCAGACTTTGATTTAGAAAAAAGAGGTTGGCGTTCAATTGAAAAGAATTATATTTACGAAGGATAACATATGGCAGTCTTTACAGCAATAGCAAGTGCAATTACAGGTGCAATATTATCTGCAGGACTTGCAGCAACCACAATATTCGGCACATTAACAGTAGGTGGATTAGTTACCTCAGTGATTGCAGGTGGTTTAGCAATGGGTACAGCAAAGGTATTAGGTGTGTTCAAACCACCTAATGTGGCTAGTGCAAAAGACCCAGGTGTTAAAGTACAGGTAGCACCAAGCACAGACAACAAAGTGCCTGTGTTCTACGGCAGTAACTTAACAGGTGGACTAATTGTAGATGCTGGTATCAGTAATCAAAACGATACAATGACTTATGTTATAGTGTTAGGTGAGAAAACAGACTCAGGCACATACACAATGGGTGATCAATACAGAGGTGACCAAAAGTTGAACTTTGGTGTTGGTGCAAGTAGTCATATAGTAACATCAGTAACAGATGCTAATGGTACATCAGCAAACAAAGTCAATGGTAAAATGCGTGTGAGAGCATACGCAGGTGGTACTGCCGCTGGTAATCAAATATTCCCAGCAAGTGGTAACCAAGTTGCCGCAACCACTATGTTAAGCACTATTAACGCAAGTACAAGTTACGAAGGTCTAGTGTATGTTGTATTCCAAATAGACTATGATGCCGAAGAAGGATTAACAGGCTTAGGACAATACACAACAGAAATAACAAACAGTCTTTCTGAACCAGGTGCAGTACTCAGTGACTTCTTATTAAACAGTAGATATGGAGCAGGACTTACCACAGCAGAAGTAGACACTGCTAGTATAGCAGAACTAACAACATACGCAACAGAACAAGTAGAATACCAAAACAGTGTAGGCACAACATTATCACACAATAGATGGGCAATCAATGGTATGTTAGGCACATATTCAGATGTGTTCACCAACATTGATATGATATGTCAAGCATGTAGCACATTCTTTACTTACAATCCCAAAATAGGCAAGTTCGAAGTAGTACCAAGCAGAGAAGCAACCACAGCAGAGAAAAGTGCCGCTTATGTTCTCAATGATGACAATGTTATAGGTGCAATTGATGTAACATCAACAGAGTTATATGCACAATACAATGCAATTGAAGCAGAGTTCCCAGATGGAGCAGAACGAGATCAAACAAGCACAGTGTTTATCAGCACACCAAGTGGTGAACTAAATCCAAATGAACCCACAAACAAATTAGTTACAAGATATCCTATCTGTAACGATGTGCCGCGAGTAACTAACTTAGCACAAATTGATTTAAGACAAAGTAGAAAGGATCTAGTAGTACAGTTAGATGCCGACTATGCCGCAATACAGTCGGATGTAGGTGATATAGTTAAGTTAACTAATGCAACATATGGATTCACAGACAAGTTATTCCGTGTTATGCGTGTAAGCGAACAAGAAGCAGAAGATGGAATGTTAAGTGTAAAAATGGTGTTATTAGAATATGATGATGATATTTACACACACATTGTAGCACAAGATTCAGGTGCATTAGACTTAACTGGTATCCCAGGATGGTGGACAGGCATATGGGGCAACATTGATTATTCAAACATAGCAAACATCATATCAGGTAATATTATTATTGTAGATGATCCTCTGGCTAACATTGCTAATGTTATCCCAGACCCTAAGACTGGTGTACCTTCAGGTACACCTATTGATATAGGTAATGTAGACATAGGTATAGGTGGTGAGGGTATCGGTTCAGGTGGAGGTATGATTCCAAGCATCAACTTCCCTATCACAATACCTAATATACCAGACATAAGTGAAATTATAGCAAATCTTAATCCTACTGGTTCAAGTGTAGGCAGTAATGTTGCTAACACAATACCTCCAACACTGGTACCTATTATGCCTCCAGGAGGCAATACTACTTTTGTTCCAGGTGAAGTTATTAATATTACAATACCGCAACCATATATGCCACCACAAGATCAACAATTTAGCGTAGGACCATTATTACCTGACATACTAGCAAACATAGATCTTAGCATGATAAACCCTATGGGGCAAAGTAGTGTGTTAGCCACAGCACCTAATATTACATTATCACCAAAAGGTGCAATAACAAGAAATACCATTGGTGATGTGCAGGCTGGTGTGCAATATGATGAAACACCTGCAAATACTAATGTGGCAAATAGTCAAATAGTAGATGCAACACTGGGTAATGCAAACAGTCTAGTAGCACCTATTGACTTTATAGACCTAGGTGGTATCAATGAAGGTATATACAGTGCAATTAACACAGCACAAGCACTAGGTGGCATCGATGTAGGCGGAAGTCAAATATCATATCAACCAGGTAGAGCAGTGTTCTATAAAGAAATGGACATCGACTCAGAAGGCAAATACACACCAAATGCAAATGCTGACTTAGAAGTAGCAACATTCTCCCCTGGTATACAAGCATCTAATTTAACAACTGTACCTATTCTAACAGAGAACTTTAAGTATGAAATAACTCAAGCCGCTGGTTCAACAGCCGCAGTAGCCGCAGGAAGACCAGCTGCAAGTGCAACAAAAGCATACATACCTAACTATGCAAGTGTTATTAACTTTGCCAACAGTGATTTAGCAGATCCAGGTAGTGCAGTGCGAGGATTTAACATCACTAACCTAGACAAACGAATAAGTAAATCTGATGCTTATATAGATATAGGAGGATTCTTCTAATGAACAAATATGTGTTATACAACAATGTTACCGGCGACATTTATTATGTTAAAACAATTCCTGAATCAAAAGCAATTAGATTATGTGCCATGAACAGTGACAAGAACATGAGTTATGTGCTAGAAAGCGAAATAGATGGATGGGTAGACAACAATAGAACAATAGAACTAAATTTAAGCACAACACCTATATCAGTAAACAAGTTACCAGAATACTCACCAAGTGCAAGTGAGTTAGCAAAACAAAAAAGAAATACATTACTCACTGCCAGTGATTGGACAGTGGGTGTAGATTCACCATTAAGTGATTCAAAAAAAGCAGAATGGCAAACATATAGGCAAACATTGCGTGACTACGATTATAGTAGTATTACAGAAGATTATGGCATTGTATGGCCTACACCGCCAGCATAAGGAGATAAGATATGATGATATTAGATGCACTTATACTAAAAATGTATGACGCAGAAGGAAATTACACAGGCCCTTCAGAGCGTGTGTTGTTTGTCAATGGTGAAATGATTAACATTGATGACTATGCCGCCGCATCAAATGGTAGATTAGTACTGCCAGATGCTGGTGAATAAACACAAAATTAACAAAATTGGATAAATACAATTATTAAATATATTCTGTTATGCC